TTTTAATTTTATATATTTTTATTTCTTTTTATTATTGTTTTCTACTCTAATATTTCTTTAAAACATTTTATTTAAAATAATAATACAACCCCCACCAAGGAACATACTTTCTCATAAAAAAATAATAATTGGAAATGCATTATGCACATTTCTAGCGTATAACCGCGCCAAGGTTCCTCTAATTGGTATTAACCATGTATATAAACTCTCAAATGCATTATGCACAAATGAGTGTGATTAAACTTCATCAATTGGGGGCCCAACATAGTGTGATGCAATGGTGGATGGAAAATATCTTTCCTGCATCATCATCGTAAGTTGGTCGAAGCCAGTGCATTCTGCAGCCTCTACCTGACAAACACGCAAAATGCGTGAACGGACACTTTCAAAGTACTCTCTACCGTGAAACCATGCAAATTGTAATGCCAAACCAACATTTATTTCAAATTGGTCTTCATCATTGTCCGTTTCCCTTTGCCAATGGAGCAGATCATTTATAACACTCTTATCAATTGCCATCACCATTATGCCACCTAACTCGTAGCAAGTTCTGAATGTCCTCTTCAAAAAGGTCTGGTATTCAAATTTATTTTTATGGGTGATAGCATCTTGCATTGCTGTAGTACTGGCCTTTAATGATGCATCACTAGCATCCCAGCCCTTCTTTTTATACATTGCAATTAAAGCTTCTTTTGTCATCCAAGTCATATCCGGGTTGATTGAACAAATCATGTCATCTCCATACAGGAACAATGTTACATTCCTCTTAAATGCCTGATATGTAGCCATCTCAGCTCGTCCACTTTCATGACAAATTTGATAGTACATGGCTAGAAAAACTATCCAATGTACCAGTGTGTTAATTTCAGCCACTATCGCAGCACCTGATTTCATTCCCTTTTGTGTTTCAAACAAGGCATCATCACCCAACACGTATGCGTGAGCAACTCCTAAAAGAAGCGTAACACGCGCCAGGTCACAACCATCATTCATGATCTTATTGACAATTCGCGCACAAAGCAAGAATTGCTCTCTTGTCACATGGGAATCAAATTTACTCAAATCAAGTGCAAAACAATTGTTCCAGTTCTTCAATCTAGTGGCCATGATGTGTGAAGTTATTGATTCTGGGTTTATTCCTACCATGCAAGGGTGAAATCCATCTGACATTTTGTGCATGACAGAGAAAAATGGTCCAAAATACTTTCTCAAACACATATTGTAAGCCATATTAACACATACTATGGCTCTCGTCTTTCCTTGTTCCACTTTCTCTTTTGGTCTCAACTCATCTTTTGCATGGAAATACATTGTGTGTGCTGGTATTACACCTTGCTGTATTAAGTCATCCATGTGCTTAAACTGATCAGCCAATCCTTTATCAACCGAAACAAGTACATTTTCTGGAGTTTTAATTATCCATGGTCTTTTGCCGCCTCCAGTACGGCCCTGGAAAATCCATGGAATTCCTGGTGATGTTTTTAAATTCAAAGGCAAAACATTGCCATCACCTAACAAAGTTTCTTCAAATGTTAAATTTTTTAATCTAATTTGAACATTAGGGGCAATCTCTGCAGTTATGTCCCTAGCAGCCCAATCACCATAATTGTTTAATGGTTCATACTCATGTTCTTCAAAATTTGAAATGTGATGTGCCAAAGGATGAGTGGGCTTAATTTTAAGTCTCGGATCCATCAAATTCAAGACCGCTGGCTCTCGTTCTGAGGGAAATTCTTGAGCCAGAATTGTTTTCTTATAGACAGTTTTTCTTGTTTGGAATGGTACATAATTTATTGGTGCTTTTCCAACAATAGGCAGCTGTATTGACTTACACAAAATCGTGTCCGGTTGTTCATTCATAATGGGTATTTCTGTTCCTTGATGAACAATGACATGATTCCCTGCAGCACGGAAATGCGCATCTGCTCTTGCCACCTCCTCAGTTGATAGGAATGATACAAAGGTTGTTGCATTTGTTCCACAGGATAATATTCCCATCAAATCTCTGCCTTGTGTTCCTCCTACACCAATGCATGGTGATCCAGACGTCCCTCCAGGAACACCTCCCTGCAACTGATAGAATTTGTCATTTCGTGCATCCAAGTTAGGGATATCTTCCATCATTCTTGGCACAAACCCTGTCATCTTCATAGAGAATAAAAGCCATTCTGGACTTTTCTTGTTGAAATCATCAGTAGTACTTGGCAACACTACAGTGTCATAATTGAACCGGCCATAATCTGAAGCCAATTGCATGTGCGGCCTTATATCCCTATAAAAGGGCATATCTCTGCAATTTATGAACACTAAGTCTTTTCCAGGAACCAAGTAGCACATAGCTGGTGTGATGGTGACAGACCGCCAATAATCTAAACCTCTGCGGTAAAACATTTTGAAAGTTTTGATTTTTGAAACAAGTACACCTGCCATTCGCAATGAATGCTGATTTAAAACGAACAACTGTCCAAACAGTCCAAGCCCATGGAAAAACTTCTCTTCTACAGCATTTTCCAAAGGTATTCTAATAGCAATGATGTTCTTTCTTATCACTTCTATCCTATCTGTATTGGCAGATGCAGCTCTCGGGACAATCTTTCCAGTCACATAGTTTGAACCAAAGAAATCTTTACTTTTACCTTTAATTCCATTCATCCATGATCCAACTACTTTGAAGAATGCTACCAGTGAAACAGTCACTCCAATAGTGAGAAGAACCTTCTTATATCTCACTAACATCTGCCAGAACCACTTGATACCTCTTCCAATCCACGCACAAGCACGACTCATGATATCATAGGTTCTATTCCACAAATTCACAAATGTTTTCCACACTCCAGTAAGGCAGTGACTGTCACCGTTTACTTTCTTCATAAGTGCCAGACGAACTTCCTGTCTCAACTCTGTCCAAGCCATCCAACTTCTCACAAACCATCCAGACGTAAATATCCATCTTTCAAATTCTTTTTGGTAAGCATTACGCACACTCATTGAGTCATAGATCTTCTTGAACTCATGATTCCATACACTCGTGTCCAACAGCCATCCATTCTCACATCTTCTCAATGCTGACATAAATCTCTTATCCAGTGTGACATGGACTTTGTTACCTTCTTCTACCAAAGTCTTATCTTTTGACAAACTGATGACATATTTCATTGGTTTTGCCTCCACTTCATCACAAGAGTCTTCATAATTTGGCAGACAACAATCATCATTTAAATGAATTACAGTCATTTGCTTGTCTTTGATGTTTTCTTGTAACAACTTAAGAACACTAGTATATCTAGAAGGTATTTGTAAGTGTGATACCTCAGGTTGCTCAACTTGTTCTCCAGCACTCAATCTTTCATACACAGCATTCTTTCCATCCAAAATTGGTTGCAAAACACTCATCACTTTTTCTCGTTCATCAGGCGCAACATTCACTTTTGGTAGCGGTGGTACAACAGAATGACTCACAACTTTCGTTTTTGAAAACACATCATTTTGCAATAGTGCTTGTAGTTCCGCATTTGATGATGATTGTGCAGAGTAAAGTCCAAGTTGCGCATTACATCTTGAAGCCTCCTGCAACGCATTCAAACAGTGCACAACAAATTCCTCATAGGATAATTTTGTCTCCATTATAGGTTCTCCTGTAAATGCTGTCATTTTCTTTGTTGGACTCCAAATTTGAAATTTCAGATGTGGGAAATCCTTTGAATTTTTATGAGGATAAAATTTTTCAAATAGTTCTTGTGAAAAAGCTTTAGTATTTGGGTCCAAAACCCTTGGGTCACACTCTGTGTGTGCAAGAACGTGACGACGTCTATATAATGCTTGTGGTGCTACCAATTCTGGAACTTCTGGGTATGGTACATTTGTTGCCGATCCCACCACTCTCACTCTAAAAGGTGTTCCCTTTTCAGACATCTCTGCAATATGTGGCAGATATACAGCATTTGAAAATACCAACATCATCTCTGCAACTTCCTCAGCATTGCAAATGGCAAACAGGTCGTCATAGATCATTTTCTCCACATCTGACGAAAAGTTATCCCACAGTTCATTAGCAGTATTTCTGGTGTAAATGGGCTTAGTTGGTGCAATGCCCATAGCTTCTCCTAATGTATTTACAATTTGGGGTAACACTGATGATTTGCCAATGCCTGGTGCTCCAGCTAACTGAACATGAAATGGTGCAGGTCTTGGTTTACTGGCCTCATCATAGTGGGTTGCCACTTTAACAGCATTTAACAAATGTGTTACCATATTATTCAACACTGCAGACAATTGTGGTTTTATTTCATGGGTGGTATAATATTGTTTTGCAGCAATTGCAGTTCTGAACATATTCCTAATAGTAGTTGGAAAATCAGGAGTATGTAGGCAAGCCTTCATCACCTTAGGATCTTGTAGTACAGTTGCCATTGTTGCCATATTTCCAATGTTCTCAGCTGAATAAGCAGGATCGTACTTTGGGTTAGGTAGATATTCAGTGGCCGTCTCCAAAACTACTTGAAACACTTCCATAATTCTTGAGACACCCACAGCAGCCAGTCCTACAGCACCAAAATTTCTACAGGTGTTAATTACTTTATCTCCTGCTGTGCAAACATCCTTCTTAGACATCACATACTTCCCAGTCACAATAAACACCAATGCAGCTATTCCAAAGCCAATGAGCTTTTTATGTGACATTAAAAATTCTTTAGTATTGTCCATAAATTGGTATAGATAATCTGTAATAGCTTTAGGTTCAATAGGAGTCTCACTTTCTGAAACATCATCTCCCTCAGACCACACAAACTCCCATAGTGTATTCAACTTCTTTAGCACTATGTCCACTAATCCCAATTTCTGCATAGCCAGGTAAACAATCAACATTTTCAATGACTTACTTTCCACATTCACATAAGCAATGTACAAACAGACAAAATAAAAAACGTCGCTTGCACTTACTTCATTCAATTCACTTATTGTTACAAAAGATGGAAGGAACTTCTTTAAACTTTCAAAAATTACATTAATACTGGAAAATATCCCTTCCATGGCTGGATCTGATTTACTCAAAAATTTGTCTGACAATTTTGCAATCAACTCTTGGGTTTCAATTAATGTTGCATCCAAATTTGAGGGTTTTTGCTCCACAATCCGCTCTCCAACTTTTTCAATGGCCTCAACTATTGGGATAGCTAGAGGTGTTGTTAAACGCTGTGCCATGGAATCCATGATTCCAGGCTTTTGAGCACTGGCTAATTCATCTCTTTCCTGCTGTAACTTAGCCACCTTATCCAATAATTCTCGGTTATTCTTCTCCAACTTCATAACATCAGCCAATAAATCATACTGGGTCTCTGAGACATTCTGAGCTGGTTGAAACTCTGAACTTTGCGAGGATGAACTTTCATCACCACCCGCTTTGCATACAAGTGGTCCTTCCAACATCCTACCTAAGGTTTTACGGTAGTGTTTATTATTGAACCACAACTCAAATTTTGACTTGTAATCTATTGATGTATTTGTAACATCCACAAAACTGACTCCTTTGACAGCAGCAATTGCAATTGCACGCAACTTATATCTATCCATGTTAAAACTGAACCAAGAGGCTCTACCCTCCCGGCCAGTATGCACCTTCAAATATTTACACATGAACATGTTAGTCAATTCCTTAAAGAGCGTGTTCTTGCACTGCAAATACTCATTAGATTCCACACTTGGAAAGCCTTCGTCTTTGTCATACGTAGCCCACCTCATGCACCGTAAAACGGTACAGTATAATTCCATTATTCTTTCTCCTCTTTTTGACAACTGCTTAATAAACCACACCAACTCATCAATATTCCTATGCACCAAGTGGGGAGCCAAAATGTACACAGCTTCATCTCTATCAGGTGTGTATACAGCTGTAAAACAATTCATTGCAAATATTTGCAGAATTTTCCTGTAAGTCAACTTTCTAAAATCTTCTTTCTCCAAAATTTTGGGAAGCATGAGCAACACTCTCGTAAATTCCATCAAATAAGCCCTTTTGTCAGGAGCTTCATCCCACAACTTAGGAACATCACCTGTTGATGTAGCTTTGTAAGTCCTCCCAAAACTTTTTGGTAGCGTAACATACAACCCAAATGACTCTATCATTTCCTCAACTGAGCCATCAGTTTTATTACATGTATGGACAGTGTCAAAATCAATCATGAAAAATCCAGGCATTTCTCCTAAATACTCAGCTAACGTTGGCCCTCTTGGAGTTGGATCAACAGCAAGTTGCACAAATGCAAAATTTCGGTATTCATAATTATGCCAAGAGCCTGGATACTTTTGTTTTGGTAGAGGATACCCCATTGCTGAAATCTCCTCAATGTTCACAAATTCCTCATAAATCTCCTGTGTAGTTATCAACCTATCTTTAATCTGACTCAACCTAAAAAAGAGATCCTCTGTAGAAGGGGACCACTTCCCAAGAGGCACATTATGGGTCCACGGCAAGTGTATAGGTCTTTTGAACAATGTTGTGTTTTCAAAGGCATCCAATATGAATGCATCCCGAACTTCCGAGGATGCATAATCCAAATTCAATTCTCGGGTATGAACATAAACCTTGAAATCATACAACCTAGGCCTCTTACTCTTATCCTCCATATTCTTCAAATAAGTCAACGCACATGCCAATTGCAGCAATGTGCAAGACTTCGTATTAGGTGTAAACTCAACGGACAAGTTCCGGGCCCAAGCTTCCAAGCGTTCCAAGGTCATAACTTTCGGTTCGACACGACTTTTAATGGGTGCGATGCAAGTGTGCCATGAAATGAATGATGGGCAGTGGGTAGACTTTCTGAATTGACTCATCATAAAAAGGATTAGAGCAATGACCGGCCCCATCTCTTTAGGGGCAATAAACTAGTTACACTACATTAATTTTCCATTTTTATTTTTGCGAAGTCGAAACGCATTTTATATTTTATTGGAGATCTTATGAATCATGTTTCCCGCGTCTCCTTTCCATTTAATCTTTATACAATAAGTCTCCGCTATCATCCCTCAGACAACGGTCTTAGGCAGGCGTACAGGAAAACTACACTGTAGAATTATATCACTGGCCTGCGCAAGATTCCTAACCGAGGTCACACGGCAATATTACTGTACCAGTTTTTAAATGTTCCAGACAGGCATCGTACCAAGTAAAGGCCTCCATTGCCCTAGGTGTCACCCCACAATCCGATGTGGCACCCACTTCAGCCTAAACCTAGTCCATGAAATTTGCGAGTGATTTCTGCAACCGCCTCCTTTCCTGCGGGAGCAGAACTTGGAATAAACGTTCCCTTAGCCTCGTCGACTTTAGCCTTAGGGTCAGGTAAGACAATTGGATATGCATAATTGGCAACTGAGTTGGGTAAAAATGATAAGGGAAAAGCCAAAGCACCCAACCAGGGAAGGGGTGCATTAAAAGATAAATCATCAAATGCTATATAGATGGCTAACTCTAAATTTACTTTTGAACCTCCTGCAACATCCAAATTAGTAACCGGTGTAAATGTTATCCATGATCCATCAATAGCCTCTGAGTGAGGAAATTTTCTAGTAGGGTACAAATATGGAGCCGAAACTTCAATCATTCTATTAGTTGACAAGTCATATTGCACAAAATTTCCTTCCGCGTGTTGATTTTCAGAGTACCCATACAAAATACCACCCTGGGTATCACCTCTAAACGTTGGTAATTTCTGCCAAACTCTCACTGAAGGGTCTTGTATATTCGCAAAAGGACGCTGTGCAACATAAAGCGAACCTTTCTCAACAAAATTTCCAGAAGTTGCCAAACGTAATTTAAAATTTCTCCATGTAGAAAACACATGCATCATAGCCAATGCCGCAAATGAGCATGGTGGATTAGCAATTTCAACACTCACAATGTCCTGTGCATTCGAGCCAACCACAATTGGAAAGGTCTCACTCCAATTTGGAAGTGATAAATTCACCTTATCATAATAAATGGGTGGTATAAAGAAAGGGGTACACTTTATTGCAAACAATGGTAACAATGGGTTGGTTTTTGCAGGTAACGTAATTTTTATCTTAAATCCGGTATATTGCCAACCAGTAAGGGGATTAATATCCTCCAATGTAGGACCACTAACATCCGGTAAAGGATGAATATCTAATTTTTGTTGTATACTCATGATAATACGTAATCAACTAATTCGTAATAATTTCCTTTATAAGCATTAGCCGAAACAAACCCACGTGGTGCGAAAAATTTTGATTTTGGGAATGATATCTCACACATAATGTAAACATTATTAGGATACAAGACACCATTATTTAACACATTCATAAACACATCGATAAACGGATTTCTCTCTTGAGCAAATGAATACACACTTGGCTCATTATACTGAAATTGAGTGTAAAATCTTGGTACATAATCAAATTCTATAACAGTTCTTCCCTGAAAATTCAAATAATTAAAGACATTGTCACCATCATTCCTAGTTACCGTTAACTGTCCAGTGACACCCTCTGGTGCAATGACTGTCAAGCGTACTGAGATAACCATTTGAAAATAAGTATGGGCATTAAACAATAACAACTGTTTATATTTAGGGTTTAAGAAAAATCGTATAGCACTATTAATTGACATAGATTTTACGCCCACGATTCTAGGAAATAAAGCCATATAAGCATAAGATGATCCATCGGGTAAATTATGTTTTGCAGGCACATCACCTGAAAAGACGCCTTGAGCAGGCAATGAACTATCAGCGATAGTTGGTTTTGCTATTGGTGTATTACTCATATTGATACTTGTCCTTGTTCAGAATTAATTGTAACTTTTGGTGTTCGAGATACCGGTGGTGCAGCTAAATTTGCCATTGCTACTCCAACTGGCCCAAAGAATGATCCTATTGTATTTGCCATTGTATTCTTCCGTATATCTTGATCCTCCTGAGATCTAACTTGTGCATATTTGTAAGATGAAAAATCTGAGCCACTTCTTGATATTGCTTGCAAATCCTGACTCTCCTTAACTTGTTCAGAAGATTCTATACCTGTAGACAGAGCTTGGCCAGCTATCTGATTTAATACAAATAATGGGTCTGCTATGTCAGCAGCAGTACTGACTGCTTCTGCAGTAGCTAAACCCACTTCTTCTGCCACAGTGGCACCAACCTCCTCAGCAGTTGTTAAAGCACTCTCAGTAACCTCCTGTTCTATACTTTGCTCTGCCTGCAAGGTACCTTGCTCCAATGATGGTGAATATGCTAACTCAGATGCAGCTGGTCTCTCCTCAAGTGGTATTGTTTGTGCAGTTTTAGCTCTATTGTATCCACGGAAGAATATATGTTGTTCTATTCTACTTGCTGTAGTACTAGGGGAAAGAAAATCACCACCTCTGAATGCTGTTGATCGAAATGGTCTATTAGAATTGAAAAAGCCCGCTGACCGGGCAATATCATGAAAATAACTATTGTCCATAATAATCCCATTTAACATTCTTAAGAGACGCAAATATAGCTAGAGAAACAGTAGGTGGTGCATTAGCCGTTGCCATTAAAGGGTGTAACTGTAACAAATAAATTTGCGGCCACGGTGTTGTACCGTCATCATGTATATAAGCAGTATTTAAAGCATCAACTTCCTTCATCCATGGCAAAGTAACTGTAACATCAGGTTCTCGATCTGTTATCAAAGCATAAGGATTATCACTCAACACCAAATTATCCTTAGCAATGTCATCTGTAACCAATTGCTCAAAATGATAAACTGAAGTATACAAAATGGTATATTGCAATTGCAAGTGTGCTGTAACTACAAATCTTAATTCAATATCATAAGAATACCATTTAAAAGTTTTCTCTAAATATTCCAAATTTGGTATATCACCCTTTTTGTAATTTACTATATAAAAGTTATTTTTCCAGGGTAATGATGTACGGTGTAACAAAACTGGCGCTGCCAACAACTCGCGAAGTTCATTGGACGCTTGGTTTATCATACGGGGCACAGGTAGTAATCCAAAATGTTCTGTAGCATCTGTAGACTGGTCCTGTCCAGTCTGGAACGCGACAAAGCGCGTCTTTTGTTTTATTAGTTGTACTTCCATGTCAAATTTCTTTATGTTTAATTCCTCGTTTTTATGCATTAATCCATTCAGAAACCGGGGACATAACAATCTAATCTATTACACAAAATTTGAATTAATAAGCTTAATCAATCATCACGGCAAGCCGTCCAAACAACAATACTGCTAGCACAGTACTGCTCCTTGGTGCATGCATGCTAACACAAACATGCAAATGAATAATTAAAAGGGGGGGCGCAACGTAACGCG